ACTCATCTGTAGGCGACGGAGGGTGCGTTGTTCACCCTGAGTTGCACCTTGTTGTGCTGCTTGCTGCATACCAGAGCGGAATTGATCAGCTGTAACGTAATCCACGCTGTTGATGCGTTCCACTGTGTAGCGGACATCAATTGCCGCTGGAGCCATTGTGACAGTACCACCGGCAGTTCCACTGCTATCGCTACCTGAGATAACGGAGGTTCCACGCGCACCAGCTGCATAGCGGTTCATACTTTCCCGCATCTTGCTGGCAGGGATAACGTATTCGGGTTGTCCAGCTTCACCGATGAGGGCGTTGGTTGGACCTGTAACAAAGCCACCTTCAGCAAACGGTGTTGAATACTTGTTTACTGCTTGCATATCTACACCTCCCAGTCCCCGGCCACTTCCACCCCCTCCACCAAACATACTTGTTAATATTCCAACTGCTTTCATTACTAATGCTTGCGCAATCATTTGAGTGGCCATATCAATAAACGCTTTGCCAATATTGGCAAACATCTGACTAAAAGCTTCCTGAACTGTACCAGTGCCGTTAATTACGTTGGTAATAGCGGTGCTCATTGCAGTTGAAATTTCGTCCGCAATAAAACCGTATTTACTCATAAGCTGTTGCTGTTTAAGCAAAGCCTGTTCTGTACTGTTTAGTTCGTTTATGTATTGTTTTTCAAGTTGTATGGCTGCAATTTTGTTAGCAATTTTCATATTTGTAGTTGTTAATTCTTCTGTAGATGCAGATCCTGCAATTCTATTTCGTTCTAGTTCTAGATCTGCTAATTCCCGCTCAAGTGGAACAAGCGTTGTATATGCTCTAACCTGCTGATCAATAAGAAGATTTTGTTGTGTTTGTTTGTCAGAATCAAACGGGTTACCTAATTGTGTCTGTAAACGTAATAGTTCTTGACTACGTTTTTGACTTATGTCTTGCAACTGACGTGGCCCTTCTAGTTTTGCAAGTTCACGAGCAACTTCTAACTGAGCCAAAGTCAGTTGTACTGTGCGTTGTTTTGTTGTTGCTTGGCGCTCTAAATTTTTTAGTTGTTCATTGTAAATAGATTGCAAAAGTGTACGCTCTTGTGCAGTTATATCACTGGAAGCTAATTTTTCATTTAGTTGAATAGTTAATATACGAGATTCTAATTCCAGTCGGTCTTGTAATTGACCCAGGCGTTCTTTTTCAGCAGCTATTTGTCCTGTAAAAGCGGTTGTAGTTTCTATGTCTAGATCTGCAGTAGCAAGAGATGTTTTAAGTAGTTCGACTTGTAGATTAAGCAGTTTTCTATACTGTTCTTCTTGTTTTTTAGTTGCTTTTTCTGCATCTTCTGCTGCTTTTGCCTGTTTATCATATTGTTCATTAAGCGCATTAACCTGACCAAAAAATTTCTGCGATTCTCGTATAGAATCTTGTAAGATTTTTAATCTTTCTTTTCTGTCTCTATCGAATTGTTTCTGTTGGTTTGCACCTCTTTCTTTGCCAAAAACACTAGGATCTATATAAACTCCAGCTCCTGCAGTGGCCAAACCTGCAAGTATTCTATCCTGTAACGATACGCGAGTTTTGTCAGCTATTATTTGTTTTTCTTTTAATCGCAGGATAGCTTCTTGTAATCCTAATTCAGAAACTACTGCTCCGTTTACTTTAAGTTGTGTCAGAAGATCAAAAGCTTTTTTATTTCCAATAAGTGTCCTAGCTTGTACGATAGCATTTAGTACATCTTTTTCTTTTGTAACTTGCTCTAATGTTTGGAATACTTGCTCACCACCTCCACCAAACGTTGCGGCTAGAGTTTCACGTACTTTCGCAGAACCGAACTGCGAAAACTGTGCTAATAGCTTAATTGCTTCATCTTTAGCAATACCTAAGCTAGATGCTAATTTATCTACGCTTGCTGCCGAGGTACCCACACCTTGTACATTTGTGTTTAATTTTACAAGCTCTTTGTTGAAACTCTCAGCTTCGTCTACAGCAGTACCTATAGCTGTACCAACTAGGGAAAGTCCGAAACCAAATGTACCTCCGAGTAAACCACCTGCGGCTCCGCCAAGACCGCCACCTACTGCCGCTCCAGCGCCCTGCCCAAATAACAAAGGAAATGCGCCACCAATAATTGCATTACCGAGTGCGCCTTTTGCTGCACTGCCTGCTCCACCTCCTTTTACTTTATTGTTGTTAGCGGCGGTCTTTCCAATATTAATTTCTATACCTAATTCTTTTGCGAGTTCAAGATTGCGTGCTCGTGCAATAGCAACAGATTGCTCGTCTAGTTTATTTTGTACAGTGCTAATTTGAACGTGTTGAGCAGCTGATTTAGTTGTACCGATTGCAGCAATTTCTAGCTGGCGTTGGCTTCTGCCTGTGCGTTCTGCTGCTGCGGCAATGGCATTTTGAATACCTGGAAGTTCGTTGAGTAGATCTCGATATTGTTTTTGTGCAGTAAGTGTATTCCCCCCTGGAGATAGTGTTTTACCAGCTGGTAAAACATCTAATCCGTACTGCCCTCCGGCAAGCATGTTTTCACGCCCTAGTACAGCAGCACTATTTTCTCGGGCGATTTGCGCAGACTGTTTGTTAGCTAAAAATTCTTGTACGCGGGTGCTGAGTTGCGATTTTGTTCCGAGGGGACCTGCGCCTGCTACGCGAGTGATAGAGGCGAGTCTGTCTTCCCATGCTTTTGTATTGGCCGCTGCTTCAATAGCAAGTTTGTTGTATTCGTCAATTTCGTTATTAAACTTGTTGAGTTGTTCTGATTCGTATGCTTTACGGCGTTGCGTGGTGTTGTAGGTATTGGTAGCGCGATTTTCTACGGATTCAGCACGTAGACCTTGTGCCTGACGAGCTAGATCGGTAATAGCCTGTTGTTCTGCCCGCTGAGCACGTAGAACAGCCGCAAGTTGATTTGCGGCTGTTACAGCTTCTACTGTAGTGGAATGGTATTCACCAGTTTGATATGTTGCATCTTGTAGTTGTTTGTTTAACTGGTTTAATGTAGATCCTTCAATCAGATCTTTAAATGCTACTTGTGTAGCATTAAGTTCTGTTTTTAGTTCTGTAACTTTTGAAACAGCATTGGCAATAGCTTGCGTTGCTTGCTTACCTACGGCAGTGTCAATAGCCGCTCCGAGTCCCACTGCTGCTGAACTTGCTTTTAGTATTTGTGGTGCAAATGCCATAGCAGCAACTGCTGCTAAACCCATTGCATTAGGTACGTGACCTATCTGATTTAATATGTCTCCGATAATAGCTGGAGCACCACCTAAAGAAGAACTAAATGCTGCGCCAGCTGCTTTAACTGCTCCTGTAAATGGTCCTAAATTTGATGACGCAGCAGAAATAGATGTGCCAAGTTGACCTGCGCCAAGTATTGCTCCTGCAAATAAACCTCTAGAGAATATATTTTTAACTTCCGTGCCGACATTTTGAGCTATATTTCCTACACGTCGAATTCCGGCTTCTACAGAACCAGTGTTTACATTACCAGCTACTCGTGAAAGGTTATTTAGCTTGTCTTGTAGTTGTTTAAGTTGGGATTCAGCCTGTTTGGTGTCGGCACTGACTCTTATCTTGGCGTCGTAATCAGCCATCGACCATGTAGCTTGCGTTCCAACAGTCTACGCAATAAAAAGCCGCCGTGACTAGCGGCGGCGTCTTGCCTGCTCCATTGTCTTTTCCTGGTCCTCGTTGAGGATACAGAAATAGGCGCTCCAACCAAGAAGTTCTTCGGCTGTCATGGTGGACCGAACTTCGGAAAGCGTTTTGCCTAGCTCCTTGGCGACGCCAAATTGAAGCATGAGCCAGTTGTCTTTGCGAAGTTCGGCGCTCAGGATTTTGGGTCGATGGGCTCGGAGTCATCGGTCAGGATTGCCAGCATCAGCGACTGGAGATCTTTGTCCTTGACTTCGTTCTTGAGCACGTCGATTTCGCCAGTGCTGAACAGTTTGGAGCCATTCTCGTCGCAGGCTTTCTGGATCAGAAGTTGCAATGCAAACGCATTGGCGTCATCAGACTTGGCGTTTTTCTGGGCGCGTTCACGCTCAGCCATCGTCAGGGGTGCCACCCACATTTCAAATGTGCTGCCGTCGCTCAGTTCCACCAGCTTTTTGCTGGGTTCGAGGTTGGCGGCTTTGCGCAGACGGTCGATGGCGCGGGTTGGAATTGAGGCGGGCATACACGTGTCGGGGGTGTCTTTTTACTGTAGCGCAATAGCCATAAAAAAGCCCCAGCTGTGACACTGGGGCTCGGTTCCCGACTCGACGATTATCAGGCAGTGGTGCTGAAATCGAACGAGACGCTGTTGGTGGGGCGGAAGTTGATGGCCACAGATTGGGCGTTGTCGGGGTCAATCGACAGGCTTGCACTGGTGATTACGGCGTCCATCGAGATGGAACGAGACAGAGTTTCGCTCACAGAAGCGCCACTCAACACACGGTCGGTGTACAACTTAAAGGCAGCGCCAACTTGCTGACGCTGGAGCACGTCCTCGATCATCCGGTTGGAGATCGCGGCGTCTTCGTTGGTCATGTACACAGTGGCGGAACCAGTGCCATCAGCAAAACCAGCGATGTAGGTTTTGAAGGGGGCGTACTGACCAGGGGTTTGGCCGATGGTGGTTACGTCGATTTCCGAACGGGAAATATCGAAGCTCCAGTCGCGGACTTGGCCCACAACTGCGTAGTCGGCGTAAGCAACCTGGAATTCGTTGGGAGTGACAGCGGTGCCAACGTCGGTGATGTTTACAGCTGAACCGCCAAGGGTGGCCGAAACAGTCAACACACCAGTAGTGGGTGCGTAGCCGATTACGAAGTAGGTGGTACCAGCAGTCAAACCGGCAGGCAGAGTGCCTGCAGGGGTGCCGCCTTGTTGGTTGACAACGCTGAATTTCACAGGGTCGCCTACCTTGAAGTTCAGGTAGGTTTCAACCGTGATTTCTTCGGTTGCAATGGTAACGTTGGCAGGCTTGAAGGTGCCAAGCGTTCCAGCGGGCTTGTAGTAGAGGGCGCCGGACGTGCCGGACAGAACAGTAGTGGCCATGAGGCGTACCTAAAGGGGACTAGCAGTGGGCGGGCACTGCCCGGCTTCTAATAGGTTAGCGCGTATCTAACCTATGTTAAAACCGTGGCAGTAAATGATGTATCGACGCGCCCCATAAAGAGAGGCGCATCTTCTGTAGCTGAAAATGTAGGTCCATTTAACGATCCAACGCGGAAAAATACGCCGGTTGCAGTTTTACCTGTGTTGTTAAGCGTTTCCAGCACGTTTACAGCTGTGGTTAGTAGGGTTTGGTTACGGGCAGGGCCTCTACCTTTTTCCGTAAAAATGCGGATGATGATTGCACCACGGGCATTATCTACACTGCTTGTAAGCGTAGGATCATTGGTTAGACCAAAAGTAACGTTTACGCGGACGTACTCAGTAGTTGTATTGGGTGGCGCAGCTGTGATGTTGTCAAAATAAACTGGCACTGCAGGTGTCAACGCACCGAATGCGGTTAGAAGTGGGTTTTCGACTGCAGCGCGGATGGCTTGGTAGTTCATGCGAAACCTTCACCTGAGGCTGTAGTAGATCCTTTTGGACCCTCTCTGAAACCTATTTTGACACCGTTACCCAGGCTGCGTTGTAGCATTCCACCTTGGGTGTATGTGACATACCAATCTTTTGGAGCTGTACTGAAAGCGTCGCCGTCACCTGAAGTGACGTTATATCTGTAGCTGCCTGTACGAGAGCCCTGGCCGCGTCCACCAGTCACAGGAGTTTTGATGGGATCTTCTTCCTGACCGATAAAAAATCCTGGTTCTAGATCTAAAGCCTGCGGAGCATAATCAGCACCATTCACAATTTCGTAATAAACGCCAGATTTGAATCGTGTAATGGGAACATTACGCATGTCATATTTATAGAGTCTGCCTCCTGTTGATCGCGGACCTCCGGGTGCTTGGCCGGGTAGCACTGCGTACCAGGCGGACGAGAATTGACCGCTGTAACCGGGGCCTGCTGTAACAAGGTCGTTCATCATCTCCACTGCCGCGTGACGCGCAGAGTTTGTGACGATGGCTTTCATGTCACCGAGTAATTTTGAAAAAGGTCTTCCCATTACTGGGGCCTCGCAATGACGGTGTGGAGGATTGGGGTTTCGCCGCGATAGCTGGTAACGGTGATGATTTTGGCCTCACGTGTTACGCCATCTTGCAGATACTGAATACGATCTCTTTCGCTTGGGTAGTAGCTGCCAAGTTCTTCGGTACCCATGATCACCTTTATGTCGGTGGCTTGATATAAACCTTCATATTCGCGGGGATTTACGCGACTTATTACCGCTTTTAGTGACACGTTCGTATCTGTGCCAGTAATTGCTCCAGTTGTTGGGTTGTAGGCGCGGGCAGGGTTGGTTTTGATGTACGTGATGTCATGGCCCCACTTGGCCAGTAGTGGCGCTGGAATGCCAGCAAAAGTGGAGTCAATTTGTGACATATTAACCTCTCACTAGGGGGACTTGGTAGTTTCCAGAGCCACCTTGGCAGTAGGGACCTAGGTATGCCTG